TCACTGTAGCCACGGAGCCAACGGTATGCACCATCACGATCTTTAAGTCGCATGGTGATGACCTCCCGAACGAGACAACGGTACATATGCTCACGCTCTCTTGCGGCTTCTTGTTCCTTGTCATTCAAAATCTTCCCCCATTGTCAAAAGACATTGGAACGCTGTTGTCGTGTTCAACAAACTGCTGACTGGCTTTGTGATACCACAGGCTGTACCAGTCCTCTGCTTCGCCGTTGCGTTGCTTCTCGCACATCAGCATCGCATCTGGAATCATTGGATCAACTACACCAACCTGCGCTTGATGTTCTTTCTTTTTGTTACGCCAGACCATCAACACATTGTCAACTTGGTCACTGATAGCGCCAGAACCTTTAATGTCGTTTTTGTTGGGCTGTATCTCTTCGCTCTGCAATTTGCGAATGTGATGGATTAAATGAATGTGAACATTGTGATCACGAGCGAGTGCGGTCAATTCATCAACAAACATTTTTTGTGCGTTGTAATCGTCTTCACCAGAAACGCACTTCATCAGAGAGTCAATAAAAATGTGTTGCACACCCAATTCAATTGCGCTGTAACGCGAGACCGCAATCACCTGTTGTGATGTGACTGTTCCTTGCTGGTCGTACAGCCACAACTTGTTGTATGAAAACATTTGCAGTCGATCAACCAACTCAAGCAAATGCTTTTGCTTGTTGACATACATCGGGTTGTAAATGTCTTCGCCTGCAAACTGGCGGAGCATCCGCGTCAGCGTGCGCTTGGGCTTCATCTCAAACGACGCAATCATCACCTTCTGACCCTGCTTGATCAGGTTCAACGCAATCTGGCCAGTAATCATTGACTTGCCGCCACCGTTACCGCCAGCGTACAGCGTAACCTCGCCAGCGCGGAACCCAAAACCTTGGTGCGTCTTTGCCCACGGCATAGTTTGATGCGGCTCTTCTTTTGGATTGATGAAGTCATTGCGCACCTCTTCCAAAAACCCTTCAGCATCGCGCACCTTTTGGCCAATGTCATTGGCCTTGATGTATTTCTCAAAGTCAACCTCATCAGGTTTGACAATCCGAATGCGACGCGCCTCGTCCAATTCCTTGGCCCGTTTTTGTATTTCAGACACCTGCATATACCACTACCTCCTCTATTCGCTGTTGTGCCACTTTCAATCGCTCCATGTCCTCATTGCTGAGTTGTTTACCCTTGCTCATGTCGTATGCCGCAAGCATCACCACCAAGCACTCAAACGACGCAATGCGTAAGAGGTCGCTGGCGTAAAACGCTGGCTTGACCTTGGGCTTGCCTGTATCGTTCCAATCGCGCTTTTTGTCGTCTGGTGGAAACAGGTCGTTCATTTCCATGCCGACTGCGCCAACCACATCATGCACCGCGCATCCACCAAAACAATGCACCAGCACGCGACCATCTTCGGTCTCCCGAACTGATAGCGATGGTGACTTGTCCTCGTGCGCTGGGCACTGTGCAGTCCATGAACCATTACGGCCCTTGACCTTACCTAGTCGCGAGACAAAACGCTCGGCTGGTGTCATATCACCCTCCTCCCTGCTGGCGCTTCACCGCTCTCATCTTCCCAGCGGCGCTGGTTGATGAAGGTCAAAGGCGCAGGGTCAAAGCCTGATGTCCACTGCTCGGTGCGCTTCAACTTGTTCACGCTGGCAATGATGGTGTCGGCCACCATGTCGAGGTCGTACTTAGCCCACTTCTTCTCGCATTCGGCGCGGGCAACCTTCCTCTTGGACAAAGGCCACGATGACCAAAAGTCGTCGAATCGTGTTGTTGTCGGCTTGGCCGACGATATATTCTTCTTCTGTATCTGTATCTGTTTAGGGTTTGTGTTCGGTTTCGATTCGGTTTCCGTATCGGTTTTCTTCGGCCTGCCGCCTCGTTTTCCGAGTTGTCGATTATTTTCGACTTGATGTTGATACTTTGCGATTTCCATGTCACAACGATGGTTGCGATACCCGTCAACACCCTTGTCAAAGAATTCATCCAAAACCGATTCGGTTATGTCCAAATCAAGGCGGATTTTGCGTGCCACGGACTCGGTCTCAAGCGGGATTGGCTTCTCGCTGATGTAGTACAAATCAAGCAGGCGGCGGTATGCCAAGTCTTCAGCATCCGACAGATGGTTGGTGTGTGTGATGTAGTCGCCCAAATAGAATTTGTACCAGATCACTTGATTTCTCCAAAGATGTCGGGCCGCAATGTTGCACGCAACACCTTGCCCCTCGTGTACCGTTCGATGGCCACGCAAACCTCTGCGCTGGCCAGCCCCCGCCCCGTGATAATCGCGGCCATCCACTGCTTGGTGATGCCCAAGTGTCGCGCCAGTTCTATCTTCGCGCCCCGTGGCTTGTCTTCAAAAAATTCATCTAGTGTCATCCTGACTCCTTGTGTTAGTGAAACTCCATCATACACCAAAAAATCATTTGTGCAAGGGTTCTTGCAAAATAAGTTAAAGTGTGTATGATACCAACACATCAACAGCGAAGGAGGAGTGTATGCACAGCGAAGAGGAATACAACCAAGCGATGCTGGAGAGGCAACAGATGCTTGAGGAAGCCCTAGAACGGGCCGAGGCAGGCGTTGCAACGATGGACGACTGGGACATCATCCGATTTGAGTGTCGGGTGCCCAGACGGCCAATAGTGACTTTAGAAACAGTAACCTTAACTAGGAGCGAATGATGGCTTTAATAGCGCGAGAAAGCGGCGGCGGTGGAACTTTCACACCAGTCCCACCCGGGATGTACTTGGCACGGTGCTACCGCATCGTTGACCTTGGTACACAAAAGAGCGAATACCTCGGACAGGTCAAGAACCTACCGAAGGTCATGTTGCAGTTTGAAGTGCATGGCGAAGACGACGCAGGCAAACCACTGGTCACAGCCAAGGGTGAACCGATGTCGATCAGCAAGAACTTCACGCTGTCATTGGCTGAAAAAGCCACCTTGCGAAAAGACCTACAGACTTGGCGTGGCAAAGAGTTCACCGCTGACGAACTGCGTGGGTTTCAGATTGACAATGTTCTTGGTGCTTGGGCCATGATTGCCATCACAAAAGCGATGGGCAACAACGGCAAAGAGTACACCAACATTGCCAACATCAACTCGGTGCCCAAGGCCATGAAGGCGGCTCTGCCTGAAGGTCACAACAAGTGCGCCGCGTTCTACATTGAAAGTCCAGACATGGATATGTTTGACACCTTCAGTGACAACCTTCGCGCCAAGATCGAGCAGTCACCTGAGTGGCAAGCCCGTCAAGGCAATCAGTCCAACAAAGCACAAAGTTCCTCTAAAGGTTCGGGCTTTGATGACATGGACGACGACATACCGTTTTAAGTAATAAGGGAGAGTGGCAATGTTTATTTCAAACAACGAAAAACTTTATATTGAGCGAAGCATTACAGATTTGTTTGCAACAGTTGAAAAGTTGAAAACAGAAGTGATCTTTTTGGCGGCAAAAATCAAAGTGCTTGAAAACATCGATAAAGAAAAAATTGCAGAACGAATCAAGATACAAAAAGACAAGCAACGCGAGTACAACCGACGCTACAAAGCAAAGAAAAAACTGGAGAAAGAAAATGCTACAAGCATCAGCACCACGAGCAAGTGAATCAAATCATTGGTACACCCGTGACGGGGTGCCTCAGTACACCGTAGAGGCCAAGAAGGGGGGACAGCGTAACACCACCCTCCGCGACGCCCGCACGATGAACTTGGTGCCTAGTGTCACTACAATCCTTAACATCGCCGCGAAACCAGCCCTACTGGCTTGGATGCAACAGCAAGTGTTGTATGCGGCGTTAACGCTTCCACGCCGCCCAGACGAACCTGAAAAGGAATACATCGACCGAATCATCAACGATTCCAAAGAACAGGGTCGTTCTGCGGCGGATGCTGGAACAGACATCCATGCATCGATACAAGGACACTATGAAGGACAGAACACAGGCAAGCACGCCGAGATGGTTGCCGCCTGCACGAAAGCAATTGACGAGTGGGCTGGCCCACGCACATGGATCAGCGAACGAGCCTTTGCGCATGAGGCAGGATTTGGGGGCAAATGCGACCTCTATTCTGAATCGGACAGCGGCTTTGTGGCTGACATCAAAACCAAAGAGTTTGCCGATGCCGACAAGGTTGTTGGATACGATGAACACATGATGCAGTTGGCCGCGTACCGTGTGGGGCTTGGCAT